AATTGACGTACTGAAAACGGAGACTGATATGGCCCGACAATCTCACGACAGAGAGATCAAGGACATCAAGGATAAGCTAGATAAGATTCTTGAAAAACTAGACGACAAAGCGGATAAAAGCTAATGCTTGCAATCACTGATTTAATCGCCGGAATCTTTAAGCCAGCCGCAGAGCTTATTGATGAATTACACACTTCAGAGGATGAGCGATTAAAAGCCAGAGGGCATCTGCTTGATGTGCAAGCTGCGGCCATGCAACGTGTCTTTGATTACGAGTCGGAGACCCTAAAGGCTAAAGCTGGCATTGTTCAGGCTGAAGCTAAATCAGAACACTGGGTAACGGCCACTTGGCGTCCTATTACTATGCTTACCTTCTTGGCCCTTGCGGTAGGGGATTCTCTAGGCTGGCTTCCTAATCCCCTGAGAGACGAGGCGTGGACACTTCTTCAGATTGGGCTTGGTGGATATGTGGTTGCTAGGTCAGGCGAAAAGATAGTCACAAGTATTAAAAAGACCCAGTGAAATCCTACTTTACTGACGCGGAGCTTTCTTGCTCCTGCTGTGGCCTGTATTACTTTTCCCCTGAATTTCTCTATATGCTGAACGTGATTCGTGGCGAGTGCGGATTCCCGCTACCTGTCACTTCAGGCTACAGGTGTCCGAAGCACCCCGTAGAAGCCCGCAAAACGCGCTCAGGGGCACATTCACGCGGTCTAGCCGTAGACATAGGGGTAAGCCACGAACGCGCTCACAGGCTTGTTGAGGTGGCTATGTCCCAAGGTATACCGCGCATTGGCATAAACCAGAAAGGTGAAAGCCGATTTATCCATTTAGATATAGACTCAAGCCTTCCAACTCCTACCATTTGGTCTTATTAAGCTCTTGCTCTATCAGGATATCTATATAGTGGCGAGCCTTTCGTAAATCCTCTATCCCGTTTTTTACCTTCCAGCGGCTAATATACTTCACCACATTGGCCTCACATATCCCAAGGCCGTTTTTCAGGGCGTACTCTAGCGGCCCTACCGCCATATCCTTGTAATGACTGCCCCCTACCTGACCCTCTAACTGTGACATTGTGTTGCGCCTTCAAGTTAATTAAATGCGAAAAAGGTTTTGTTTGTAGCGTTTCTGAGGTTTAATGATGCTGTTCCACGTGGAACTTTACAAGGGGAAAAGACATGAAATTCGATACCGCCATCAAAGTTCTGAGACAAGACGCCGAATTCCTCGGCTTCACAGACTTTATCAAGTACCTCGAAATGACTAACGCCAACTGGCTGTCGGCTCCAGCGAAAGTGAAGCAGGCGCTTGACGCCATAAACGACTGCGACCCAGACGCGATTGTGGAGGCGTTTCGATGATTAGCCTGTTGATCAAGCCAAAAGAGGCAGTGGATTTAGAAGCTGGCGAGTATCTGGGCGCAGTAATAGATAACGTGTTGCCTAGCGGCCACATTGAAGTGCTTGTAGAGGAGCTGGATGTAGACGCCGACTACCTAATGCGAACCAATACAGATTGGCACGAAGCAGAGGGAGAGGTATTTAGCTCATATACAAAAGAGATAGTAAAAATAGCTTCGTGTAAGTGGCTTGGCCACACAATTCAAAACCAAGAGGAGGTTGTCCATGACATCGAAAGTTACATCAATCGTTAAGCCCAAGCTGATCGACACCGCAGAGCTAGACGCGGCTGTGGCTGATCTTGAGAAGGCATTAGAGCAGATGAAAGTCTCAATGGAGTCAGTTTCTACCGATGACGACATAGATGACGCGGCAGTTGACATAGAAAACTCTATAGAAGAAATGAAGGCCGCGTTGGTAAAGGCGTCTATAGAGGACATTCTATACGCGGTAAACGAAAGGCCGCCAGAGTTTGACCCTAATGAGCCGGATGACTATGAGAGCAAGACCCATGGTTATTAAAAGGGTAAGTGAGCATGACGGTATCCCTGTGGTTTGTAGGGAATACGGTACGCCAGAGTGGGAGGCGATGAACTGGTGCGACACTTGTAAAGATCATGTGTCAGGGCCGGTTTACCAGCAAGAGGACGATAGCAACAAGTATTGTGAGCATTGCTGGAGCGTTGTTCAGGACCTAATTAGAGACAATTTTTAAGGGGAAGGTTATGAGTCTGTTTGAAACTTTAAGCAAAACCAACGTCAACGAGTACACCGAAAAGAAAGGGCAGTTTACCTATTTAAGCTGGGCTTTTGCGGTGCAGGAGTTGCTAAAGGTATGTCCGGAAGCTACTTGGGAAATGCTAGAGCCTACGGTTTACCCAGATGGCACCATGGTGGTCTGGTGCAAAATAACCGCAGAAGGTATTACCCGAACCGCTTATTTGCCTGTGATGGACAATAGGAATAAGGCAATCGTCAAGCCAAACGCCATGGATGTTAATAAAGCTATGCAACGCTGTCTGGCTAAGGCTATCAGCCTAATGGGTTTAGGGCTTTACATTTATGCAGGAGAGGATTTGCCAGAGGTAACGGACTACGACCTATGCCTGCAAAAGCTAGATGCGGATGACCCTTTAGCATTCAGAGAGTGGCTTTCTACACTTGGCTCAGAGGTGTCTGCCTCTGTATTTAACGATGCGCCAAAGGGTGAGAAGGTAAAGTTTAAGGAGCGATTCAACGCAGAGATTAAACGTGCTGACGAGCTTATCAGCCAGTTTGAAAACGACATAAAAGCGGCGATAGAAAAGGAGGACGCCTACGCATTAGCGCAACTAGGGGATGAAATGAGCAGATATAACAAAGAAATTGTTATGTCTCGTTTAAACCCCGAAGAAATTCAAAAAGCCAAAGAACTGAAAAAGGTAACAGGGTGAAAACATGGCTAAGACAAAAGAAATAAGGGCTGTAGTAGGAAAGTATGAGCAAAACGGTCAGGAAAAGAATAGGTACGCTACTGTTGGCGCGGTATTTGAAGGCGAAAAAGGAATGGTTGCAAAGCTAGACCTTATACCCACAAATCCTGACTGGGACGGTACGTTATTTTTTAACGAGCCATACGAGCAACAAAAGAAGCAATTCGATGAAGGCATGGAGCAGGCAAAGAGAACGCTAGAAAATTCATCAGGAATGAAAGAGGTTAGTGATGACATACCGTTTTAATGTTGGCAAGAGCTTGAGAAAAGTGCAGGCAGAAACTAGGACTAGCAACATTCAGCTAGCACAGGAAATGTCCGTAACGCCGGTTCAGGTGGCTAGGTGGCGAAGCTCGGAGGATTTGCGCTTTAGCCGTGTTGTTCAGCTAGCGCATCATTTTAATCTGTCTATAGATAAGTTTGCGCAACTAGGCGAATAGGGGCATAAAAAAGCCCCACCGAAGTGGGGCAACACAGACATGAAGGAGTGTCCAATCGCGTGAAAGGGGTGACACGCGATAAGTACAAGGTACTCCCATTGATAACAAAGTGCAAGCACCTCAGAAGATGATGGGCGTTAGGCTGGGGAATCTAAAAACCTCAGAGCAGAGTTGACCCTCTCTAGGATGCGCCTCCCAGTGCCGAGAGCAGGTAACGGGAATAGATAACAAAATTCGATACGTCATCTGTAGCTCGTTATTTTCAATCTTTTCGTGGTGGCGCAAGCCATCAAAAGGGTGAGTGTGGAGGTTAGAAAATGGAAAAAACAAGACACGAAGAAATGCGAGAGCAAGTAATCGCTTACCACAGAAAGCATCCAGAAGTTTGGCGGCTGTTTTGTGATTTCTCATTCCAGATGATCGAAAGAGGGTATAAGCATTATTCGGCTAAAGCAGTCTTTGAAAGAATCCGCTGGGAGAAGGATGCCGGTGGGGATGGGGTTACACAGTTTAAAGTAGGCAATAATCATCCGGCCTTTTACGCAAGGGCATTCGTAAAAAAGTATCCAAAGCATGAGGGGTTTTTTAGAATGAGGGAGCAAACAAGCCGAAAAAAACCGGCAACTAATTTGCCTGAACTATCACCATCAACCTTTAAGTTGTAAAAAAAATGAGCATGAGAACAGTAGAGCAGAAGGTTAGGCAGTCTAAGGTGTTTCTTTCCGAAGAAAGTTTCAGCCTAAAAGAACTTCAAGATGAGCTTGGCCTAAAAAAAGAATCTTTGCAGAGAGCGCTTGCATCGTTGCTTCGGCAGGATGATATCTTTACCGAGTACAGCCTTACACGTAGGGTTTATCGGAAAGCCAGCAGGCACTGGTTACACAGGCGCAGACTAGCTGTTTATCAGCCGCCACTACCAGCAAGAAACACTCATTTGTCACCATGGTTAGCAAGGGAGCGTTTAGATGATTTTGAATAATGGAGAGCACTGGGAGCCAGAAGAAAGCGATATTTTAGGCTGGCAACAAGCCTATAAAAAAATCGATGTTTATGGCGAGCTTGATGCTATGGCCTGCTGGTGTGAAGCAAACCCGTCTAAAAGAAAGACAAAAAAGGGTATTAAGAGGTTTGTTAATAGCTGGCTAAATCGCGCCAATCAGAGCGGAGGTAGTCCATTTAATAAGCCGCCAGAAGAAGGAGGGCCGCTACCTGTAAGGCGGTGGACAATGCTGGATATGCTTACCCACGATTTTATGGATAGCGCGGAGTTCAGGAAAAATATGCTAGAAAGGCATGGCCAGTATATGGATTCAAAAGGGATGCGTCATGGCAGAGGGTGAAAGCTGGACAATTAACAATGAAGATCAGCGGCGGTTTCTTCTTCAGTACATAGAGGAAAATAAAGATAAGCCGATTACCTTCAGAGTCGTGAGGCAACAAAGAACCCTAAAACAAAACAACGCAATTTGGGCGTATTGCTCCGAGGTAGCGGAGCATATGATAGCCGCTGGCAAAGATATGAGAACCGTTTTAAAAGAAGGTGTACCAATAACACCAACAAAAGCGCTTATACACGATCAAATCTGGATGCCAGTACAAGCGGCGATAACGGGCAAAGCAGAGTCAACAACTCAACTAGACACAAAAGAGGTGAATGCGGTTTATGAGGTCATTGCGCAGACTTTGGCGCAGAATCACGGCATAACTGTCCGATTTGGGAAACAATGGTAAAATCCGGAATCACTATGCAATCGGGGGACTTGCATGGAACACCCGTTATTCCAATTTTGCACAACACAAAGACAAAGAGACGCAGTACGGCTTTGTGTCATAGAAGGCAAAAGCC